TAGATTTGTGAATCTCCGACAAAATGTCTTTGTTGTTTAGGTAATTGACTTTTTTCATTAATATTCCTTGTTATATATCTCTTCATTATAAACTACTCAGTTAATTTTGTCAATAAATAAATGTATGGCAGATAATTTTCTTAAAAAAGCAACTAGTTTGGTACAAGACAAAGCAGTAGACTTCAAAACACTAGGTGAGGGTATTGCTAAAAATACATCAGGCTTCTTAAACACTCAAATAGATACACTGGGTAAAACATTAGACTCAGTATCCAGTTTTGCTTTTGGTAAGGCCAAACGACTAAAAGGTGATCTAAAAAAATTCACCGACGGCAAATTGAATATCGATTCTGCTGTATCACAGGTCCAATTCAACTCAAACGGTACTGACTCAGCAAACGATCAAGATTGGCGTGTGAGTTTGTCGATGCCGCAGAGTATTAGAGATATGATAAACGGAGAAAAAACACTGTTGGATCCTTTAAAAGCCACAGGCAACAAATTAGTTTTTCCTTATACTCCAACAATATTAGCATCACACTCAGCCAACTGGAATCCGATGCAACCGGTACACACCAACTATCCATTTTATGCTTACGAAAATTCACGTGTGGATCAACTAACAATCACAGCACACTTTTATGTGCAGACTGAACAGGACGCTCGGTATTGGGTAGCGGCAGTACATTATCTGAGATCAATGACAAAAATGCATTATGGTCAATCACCAAATAAAGGTGCTCCACCTCCAGTGGTAAAATTAAACGGATACGGAGATTTCACTTTTAAAAATGTTCCTGTGATTATTACAAACTTTCAATTTGATTTAAAAGAAGATGTTGATTACATCAGCACAAAAATAACAACAGGTGAACAGGCAGTGGACACGGGCGATGCAGTTGCCTCAACTGGCGGAACCTATGCTTGGGCACCAACAGAAAGTATGATCACTGTAGGTGTTGTACCACAATACAGCAGAACAAAACAAGCACAATTTGATCTTAAAGATTTTGTTAAAAATGGCGGAACAACAGGGAGTGGATTTATTTAATGGCATTTTACACAGGTTCAAGTCCTTATGCATCGACACAAATTGTTGACGATCAATATCTCGACATAATGACAATACGTCCAGTGCCGGCAAAACCGGACGATGTGTTGTACACTGTCGAACCACAATACAATCATAGACCAGACTTGTTGGCTTATGACCTTTACGGCAACCAAAAACTTTGGTGGGTGTTTGCTCAACGCAACATGGACAAAATTTCTGATCCAGTTTACGATCTTATTCCTGGCTTAGAAATTTATATTCCACAAGGACCTGCTCTTAGAGATACACTGGGAGTTTAGCATGTCTGATTATCTAGATGATGATATTAATACTAACATAACAGTTGGCAAAAAAAAGCTCGTTGGTGCAACAACTTATAGAGTAGATGACGGTCTTAGTTATCTTGATTCTAAAACTGGCGTTACAGAAAAAATTAATACACAAACAAGTGAAAAAGGTAAAACTAAAAAGTACACCACTATAAAAGAATTCACAAGAGATTATATTCCTAATCCATTACACGATTTTCAAACCTACAACACAGTCTTTACCATTGCGGCATTAACCAAAGAAGAAGTTAATTTTCCTGACATACTGTTCAACAAAATGCCTAAATTTCCTGTTGCACATTCCAGTGGTAAAGGTGATATCAAAGAAGTTACTTTTTACAAAGACATAGGAGTAAACCTTGAATATTTTGTAGATGAAGTGGACATCAATGCTATTGTGTCTCCAACACAAAAAAACAAACACACACAATTCACCACAATGAATTTCATGATAAAAGAACCGTTCAGTATAGGTTTATTTTTACAAACACTAAACATACAGGCGGCAAAAGCCGCAGATGACGGAGAAGTAAACTACACCAAAGCACCTTATGGGTTAATCATAGATTTTATAGGACTAGATGCTAATGGTAAAATTTTTAGAAATGAAAAACTACGCAAAGTGTTACCGTTTTATTTCACCAAGGCGGCTGTGAGAGCAGACACTTCAGGTGCAGTGTACGAATGCTCAGCAGTTCCCATCACAGAATATGGCACTATGACCATCAACAACAAAATCAAAACAGATATCACACTGTCTGGAAAAACCGTTTACGAAATGATGCAGGTAGGTGACTCCAGTCTAATGGCACAACTTAATTTTAAAGGCGACGATGATAAAAAAGCCAAGAAAAAAGAAACTGTATCATATGTACCATCAGATGATGTCGTTATATATTTTCCTAATAATCAACAAACAACTCTAACAGAATCACAAAGAAAAGTTGTTTTAAAAGATAGAGCAGTAGCACAATATGCCGATACAGGAGATGATGTGTCTTATACATCTGCATTTAAAACAAAATCCAGAGACAAAGCAGTTGAAACTTTGTTGGGCAACAATGTTTCCGTTACCAATGAATACACAGGAACAGGCGGACAAGGTATTAGGGTGTTTCAATTTAACGAAGGAGAAGACAATGAGTCGGGTCCATCATTTCTAGGCAACGATATTGGAGCGGCTAAAATGGCAATTTCTGAGAACAACATGTCAATTGTAGGAAAAACATTTCCTGATTTTGAAGAAAACTATGACAAACGTAAAAAAACATTCACAAGAGACAACATAACTCTTAACTTGAAAGAAATGACATTGAGCTTTGCTAAAGGGTCTTATATCACAGACATTATTGAAACTGTGATATTGTTGAGTGAATATTCATTGAACTTGGTCAAAGCACCTGATGAAATAAAAAACAAACAAAAAGGCACACATCCTTGGTTCAGAATAGTGCCCAAGTGTTTTGAACTTAAAGATTCGTTCCATGAAAATTTAGTGCACCAGAGCCCAAAAATTGTGGTGTTCAGTGTTGAGCCATTTCAAGTGCCAGATGATTTGTTTATAGATCCCACAACATATTCAGAAGGCACAACCACTATCAGAAACAACATTGTGAAAGGGTTCAACTATTTGTACACAGGAGACAACAAAGACATATTAGATTTTCAATTGGATTACAATTTTGGTTTTTACAATTCTGTACCAGCCAATTTGGGCAAGAGTGCAAATTCTTCTTCTGCTGACAAAAACAAAACAGACGCAAACAGTTCAACAGTTAAAGAAACAGTGATACACACTATGACACCAGCAAGACATGATCTTAAAGGCACATCAACATCTGCAGGAGTGAAAGGTGAAGGCTCGCAAAGCGGTGAAGGAACAGAAAATGAATCAATGGAATTAAAAATAGCCAGATCAATGAATGATAGAATCATAAACAGTAATGTGGATTTGATCAAACTGGATTTAACCATCATAGGTGATCCTTATTTCTTACCAACCAGCGGCATGATGAATTCAAATGAGCCAACAAAATATTTTGTTGATCCAAGAAGTTATTACACTGACAAAGGAGATTTAACTGCCACAGGAAGAAAATACATGGGCAACGGTAAAGGCGAACTTAACTATGTTGACAGAATGTGTTATGTGGAAGTTAATTTTCAAACACCAATTGATTATGAAAAAAATGGTGACAACTTTATATTTCCCAATACCGGCGGATATGTGAATGGCATGGGAGAACATGTGAGACTGGGAGAGTTCAGCGGACTGTACAGAGTGATCACATTGGCAAATAATTTTAGATCAGGTAAATTTGAACAAACACTGACCATCATTAGAAGTGGTAACACAACAATTGATGCCAAAGAAGGTTCAAGTGAAAACACAAAACAAATACAAACAAGTAAACCGGTAGTAGAATAATGGCAAACAACAACAAACGAAAATCATTTGCAGTAGATCCTAAAAAAGATCAAGGACCTTTCGAAGCCATTGTGAGAAATGTGTTGGATCCTAAATTCAGTGGAGCCATTGAAGTTGAATTGGTTAAAACATTGGATTCAGGCAACAGAACAAACACAGGACAATTCATCACAGCAAAATATCTCAGTCCGTTCTACGGAACCACTGATGTGGCAGGACTTGCTAAGAACAAGGATCACAGAGACAGCCAACAGAGTTATGGTATGTGGTTTGTGCCACCTGATGTGGGCAACAGAGTTATGATTCAATTCATAGAAGGCAACATCAACAGAGCATTTTGGACAGGATGCATTCCACAAGAATTAATGAATGTGATGATCCCAGGATCAACACCTGCCATGAGCAACACAGACACCACAGATTCTAAACTGAATGAAGATCCTGCAGATGCAGACATCAGAGGCAAAAAAATGCCTGTGGGCGAACACAACAAATTAAAATTTGCAGATAAACCTGCAGACAAACCTTTACAGATCAAAAAACCCATCAACAGATTATTCAAAGCAGTGTTGGACAACCAAGGATTGATTGCAGATGAAATCAGAGGACTAACCACATCAAGTGCAAGACGTGAAGTACCTTCTTCAGTGTTTGGTATAAACACTCCAGGACCCATAGACAAAGTGTTCACACAAAATCAACCCATAGCAACTGCCAGAACAGGTGGAACATCATTTGTGATGGATGATGGAGATGACAAATTTATAAGAAAAACCAAAGCCAAAGACGGACCAATGCAGTACACCAACATTGAAATTGGTGATGATGTGATTGAGGGTGATAAAAATACTCCACACAATGAACTGTTTAGAATAAGAACAAGAACAGGACATCAACTGTTGTTGCACAATTCAGAAGATTTAATCTACATTGCCAATGCCAATGGCACAGCATGGATTGAAATGACTGCCAACGGCAAGATTGATTTTTATGCACAAGACAGTGTGAGTGTTCACAGCAAAGGCGATTTCAACTTTAAAACAGATAGAGATTTCAATCTAGAAGCAGGTAGAGATATCAATTTAAAAAGTGCCACAGTTAATCAAGAGTCTACAACACACAACTTGTTGACCACTGGTGCACAAACTGTGGAAGTAGGCGGCGCACAAACAATCACAGTTGGAGGCACGACCAATCATTATGCTGGCGGCAACATAAATCTTGATGTAGGTGGATTATTAAATCTAGCCAGTGGCATTGCTGTCGCAACACCGGTACCGCCGTTAGCGGCTTTCAGCCTTCCAGGCGAAGCAAATGAAAGCATCATGAAACGTGTGCCACAACACGAGCCATGGAGCCATCATGAAAATTTTGATCCAATGGCAGTTGCGTTGGCTAAAACAGACAGAAACGAACCGTCAGATATTGTGGTTGCAGAACCAATCAATATCCCAGACACATTTAAAAATGCGAGGACATAATGCCAGGTATTAGTAGAGTAGGCGTAGACACAGCAGTAGGCACAATAGTTGGTAATTTAGCACCAAAAGTTATTGTGGAAGGAGTACCAATTGTTGTTGTTGGAGCGGCAGTGGAAGCTCATGCACCTTGTCCAGTACCTCCGCACTGTGATGCCACTATGAGCGGTAGCAGTGCAAAAGTAAAAGCAAATTCAATATTCATATGCAGGGAAGGAGACGCGGCAACTTGTGGACACACCGCTACTGGTAGTAGTAAAGTAATTGCTGGTTAAATATCATTATGGCACACAAAAAATTATACAAAGAAGTCACAGTTACATCTGCTCAAACAGCCAAGACACCTGCTACACAAAGAATGTACAGAGGGTTAAGCACTGTGAATCCAGACAACACAACATTCAGTTTAAATGATATAGGATTAATCAAACAGGATTTATTGAATCATTTCCATATATCACAAGGTGAGAAACTTGAAAATCCAGAGTTTGGCACAATCATATGGGATATAATACACGATCCTTTAACACCAGATCTAGAAGAAGCAATTAAAGAGGATATCATCAAAATAATCGACACTGATCCCAGAATAACAGCGAACACAGTGATTGTAACACCATTTGAATCGGGGTTACAGATAGAAGTTGAACTAACATACGTCAAATATAATGTGTCAGAAAAATTAAGATTGACATTTGACGAAAATAATGGGTTACTGAATTAAGTGCTCTGTTTATGCAAACAAATAAATAATATTATAACAAAGGAAACCAATGTCATCCACAGATAGACAAAACAGATTATTGCTGGCAGAAGACTGGAAAAGAGTATATCAGTCTTACAAAAATGCGGAATTCAAAAGTTACGACTTTGATACCATTCGCAGAACAATGATCCAGTACATCAGACAGAATTATCCAGAAGATTTCAACGATTATATTGAATCATCTGAGTACTTGGCACTGATAGATTTGATTTCATATCTAGGACAAAATTTGGCTTTCAGAACAGACTTGAATGCTAGAGAGAATTTTTTAGAAACAGCAGACAGACGAGATTCGATATTAAGATTAGCAAGATTAATCAGTTACAATCCAACAAGAAATCAATGTGCAAATGGTTTGATGAAAGTTGTAAGTGTCAGCACAACTGAAAATGTTGTGGACAGTAATAATTTAAATTTAAGCGGACAAACAGTCAGTTGGAATGATGCCGGCAACACAAACTGGAACGAACAATTTACAAAAGTGTTAAATGCTTCATTGGCAGAAAATGAAAAATTTGGCAATCCAGTAAAATTAGAAAACATAGATTCAATCCCAACCAGCCAATACAGAATCAATGCCAACAG